AACTCCATGCCGAAAGTCGCTGATCTGGTAGGTGGAGACGATCTCGTTGGAGGCGTAGGTGTCCTTGCCTAGGTCGATGTCCGAGGTCACGCGGCGCAGGTAGCGCGCGGACCCCGCCGCGGGCTTGGTGCCCCAGGTGGTCTCCTTCTTGTAGACGACTTTCTTGCCGACGCCGGTCTGGATCGTCATGGCTTGCTCCTTGGTTTACTGTGCCGTGTCCGGCGCGTTTTCGGCCGCGATGTAATTGATCTCGTAGGTCAGGGCCGCCTGACCGACGGGCTTGTCCGCCGTCCCCTCCAGCTCGATCTCGGTCGAGATCAGGGTAATCGTCTTTGCGATGCCGGCGAGCGCTGCGCAGGGCATCGCGAGGGCTATCTCCACTTCCTTGCAGATCTGGTCGAGCGTGTCATCGAGATCGGCCGTGGCCCTCGCCCAGGCAATGACGCGCAGGCGCAGGACGCGGTCGATGAGCCTTGGCGCGCCAAGCGTCGCCCCGATGCTGGACTCCGAATCCGTCGCGATCGTCAGTCCGGGAAGATCCGTTACCGGCAGCGGATAGACCCGCGACTGGAAGACGCGCGCGCCGGTCGTGGCAAGACCGGTCACGGCCGTGCCGACCGCCTCGCGGATCTGCCGGCGCAGGTGGTTCGCCATCTCACTGCGCCTCGAGTCTCAGCACGACGATGCCGGTGCCGTCCGGCTCGACGCCGACGACCTTGTAGGTCGCGCTCGCGATCACCAGCGTATCGCCCTGTGTTGAGGCCGGGATGTCCGCCGCCGCGCAGGTGAAGACCGGAGCGCTGCCCTCGACCCCGTTGCCGAGCGGCTCGAGGTAGGCGCGATCGAAGATCCCGTTCACGGTCGCGGCGCCGTTGTAGGTCGCCGCGACCGCGAAATCGGACGTCGAAAAGAACGCCGACAGGTCCTCGACCATCGCCACGGCGTCAGACGATCTTCTTCTTGCCCGACGCGACGACGGAGACCAGCGACGGCCCCGTGGCGATCGTGCCGACGTAGCCCAGGAAGCCGCCGACGACCTTCTTCGGATCGACCGCGACGGTCGAGGTGCTGTTCGCCGTGTTGGTGCCGAAGGTGTAGCCGGTAATGTCCGCGGCGCCGGTGCCGTTCGCGTCGGAGGCGGACTGCAGTTTGCCCGCGATGGTCCCGGTGACGGCCCCGAGCTGCTGGGTGACGAGGATCTCGCCGTCGTAGGGCCGGACGTCGAGCCACTTGCCGGCGCCGCTGGTGGCGGCCGCCGTGTTGGCGCAGGACGCCGCATCGATGAGCGAGGTGGCGGTTGCGGCGGAGGCTTGATTGAGCAGCATGTCTATTTCTCCTTCTTGCCGGCCGGCGCCGGCGGTTCGGTTTTGGTGATGGGCTGAACCGGCGCCGGGTCGTCGGGCATGCGCTCGACGGCTCCGATGCCGGTGAGGAACGTCGCGACGGCGGCGTCCACATCGGTCGACTCGCCCGGCTTGAGATGCCGTTCGACGCCGATGCAGACGCCGCGAAGGGCCCGGACTTTCATCAGGACAGGTTCGTCGAAACGACGAACGCTTGCGGGTAGCGCAGCAACACGTCGACCATCCAGAACGCGCGGATGCCGACCTGGCCCTGGTTGAACCGGGTGCCGCCGCTGTCGAGCGACAGTTCGAGCACGCCCCAGTCGCCGATCACGATCTCGTCCCACGAGCCGAAGATCAGGTTGGCCGAGGCGAGCTGCTCGGAGCTCATCGCGTTGAAGCCGACGAGCTCGCCGTCGAGCATATTGCCCGTCCAGATCGGGCTGTCGGTGCTCGAGAACCGCTGCACCGTCATCAGCTTGGCCGCGCCCGCGGTGTTGGTCACGAAGCCGGGGTTGCCCCGGATCGCGTTCGCGGCGCCTGCGGTCGACACGAACGCCAGAATCTTGGCGTAGGTCGCCGTGCCGGAATCCTGTCCGCTCGTGATGCCCGTCGTGTTCTTGATTCCCAGCGGCTGCGCGCCGCCGGTGCCGTTGATGACCGCGTTATCGACGCCGTCGATCGCCACGTCGGCCGCGAGGTCCGCCATGATGAAGGCCTCGGCCGAGGGCGTGGACTGCCGCAGCAGCTGCTCCGACACGTCGGTGATGGCGATGCACGTCTTCGGCGTCATCGAGAGCTGCCCGAGCGTCTGGTCGGCGGCCGTGACGCTGGTTCCCTCGCCACCTTGCCAGGTCACCGTGACCTTGCCCGTCTGCCGCGGGAACATCACATTCCCGGTGAGGCCGGAGAGCTGTCGCGCACCCATGCGCATCGCGACCGAGCGATTGCGCAGGATGTCGATGAAGCCCATGTTCTCGACGTTGACCATGTAGCCACCCTTGGCACCCGGCGTGGTCGCCATCGCGCGCGTCACCGCCTCCGCGCCCAGGTTCCGCTGCAGCACCTCGCCCGGGACCAGGATGTTGCGCGTCCCGACGCGGCCGATCTGCTTCGCGACCTGTTCCGAGCACTCGAGCTCGAAGGCCGCTTCGCGCACGTCTTCCGCGCTGCGCGTGTTCATGGCGCGGATGGCGCGGAAGAGGCTGTAGCGTTGCGTTTCCTTCCGGCTGAGCCCGACTTCGCTGGCGGCGACCGGGGTGGCGCGGCCCCGCTCTTCCATCACGTCGAGCAGTTCCTTCGCGATGATGTTGAGCGGCGTTCCGTCCTCGATCCAGCGCTGCTGCACGCGGTGGTCGATCCGGTTGGATTTGCAGAGGGCGAGGATCGCCTCGCGGCGTTCCTTTTCCGCCTCGACGGCGCTGATCTCCGATGCTTCGGCGGGCGTGCCCGCCGGGGGCGTGACGACTTGCGGATCCATGCGGATCTCCTTTCGCGGTTCGGCGGGCGTCGCCGGGGTGGAATCGGTGCGCACTACTCGCACCGCGCTTGCTTGCTCTTCCTGCGTGCGGCCGATCCCGATCGACGGGTCGGCCGGCACGGTCACGATGGACACTTCGAGCGGCTCCCAATCGGTCGCCGTGTAGATCTGTTCCTTCTTGCGCTCTTCGACCGTATGGATCTGATAGCCGATGGAGACGTTGCGCAGGCCGCCCTCGACCATCGCCGCAATCTCTTGCGCACGCGCGGTGGCAAAAAGGTGCGCATCGACGACGAGGCGGTTGTCCTCGGTGCGGCCGGCGTCGATCATGCCGATCGGGTCGGCCCAGTCGTGGTTGAAGAGGAGCGGCACCGCACCATCCTTCAGCCGAGCCATCCTGATCGCGCCTTTGTCGTGCGACAGGATTTCGGTGCCGAACCAGCGCTCGACCGGAGTCTCCGAGGATGCCGAGAACGAGAGCGTGGTTGCGCTCTCGGTCTTTCGCACCTGCAGGTCGGAGGCCGGCAGGTCACGCTGCAGTCGGCCGATCTTCAAGTCGTCGTCCATGCTCACCTCGCGATTGAGACCACACGCGCCGGAGCGGGCGGGTCCGTTGTGTCGTCTTTCGCGACCGGGCTCCCAGCTGGAGCCGGGGGCGTGGTCTGCGCCTCAGCGACGGTCGTGTCGACCTCGATGTCGGCCTCGTCGAACATTGCGAGCTCTTCCCGCCGCTCGGCAATGACGTCTTCGATGTCGACCCCGCCGCCGGTCGCCGCGATGACTGCTGAGACAGTGGTGAATCCAGCCTTTACCGCCTCCTTGTAGGCCTCGACCTCCTTCGTCGGATCGACCCAGCTCCAACCGCGGAACTTCCAGCGCACATCGAGGAAGCGTTCGGGGTCGATCGCGAACTGCGCTATCGGGATCGATGAGATTGCGCGCGAGAGGACCGCGGGCTGCATCCAGGCGCGGTGCAGCGGCGACCGGAAACTCCGCGCCCACCATTGCTGCAGGACCCGCCAGAGATCGCGATCGTCGAGGAGCGCCAGCCGCGAAGAGCTGTAGTTCGATTGGCTGTAGTCTCTGCTCAAGCTCTCGTAGCTCGTCCCGATGCCGGCGGCGACCTCGCGCAGCATATGCCGCATGAATTCCGGAAGCGCCGTATTTGGCCGGTTCGGAGCATGAAACTTAAGTTGATCGCCGGGCGAGAGTTGGTCGATCATGCCGGGCTCGATGGCAAGCGACTTGGTGCCGTCGGCCTGCTTATCGGTTGGGAGTGGGTCCTCGTTCGGCGATTCCAGTGTCGCGAAGTAGTTCGCGCTCATGCGCGCGGCCGTGAGCTCGGCGCCGCTGTATTGCTCCATGTCGTTTAGCTTGCGCAGCACCGAATGCAACCAGGGCTCGCCGCGCGTCATCGGCCAGCGGTCTACGATGCGTAGATGCAGGATTTGGTCGGCCGGCACGCGCCGGATCTTGTTCGCGGCATCGTTTGGCAGACGCCGTTCGCCCTGGTGCCGGTCGCGCACCCAGTAGGCGATCGGGCGCCCGAAATCGTCGACCTCGATGCCAAGGCGCGTATTGGCCGACGCCCCCTGTGGCATCTGGTAGTCGTCGAGGATGCGCTCCGACTCGATGAGCTCGAGTGCGAGCGGAACCTGCGAGCGGCCGACGGTGCGGTAGTGCTTGCGCACGAAGACCTCGCCCGCCGTGAAGACCTCCGACATGCAGGCACGCTCGAAGTCCGAGAAATGCAGCGCGCCGCCGGTGTGGCAGTTCTCCGCGCAGCTCCACTCCTCCCAGGAGCGCTCGATGTCGGCATTGATGCGCTGATGGAGCGCGTCGCGGGTGTTCTCGACCTGCGCCTGCAGGCCCACACCGGCGCCGACGACGTTGTTGACCACGATCACCCGGGCCCGTCTCGCGTAGGGCGCGTCTCGCATGAGCTGCCGGGAACGAGCCCGCAGCCGCTGCAGCCCCTGGGAGAGCTCGGTGTCGGCGCTGGTGTCCCCGCCGGTGCCGAAGCCGCCGGTCAGGTCGCCAGTGCGGGCACCGGCGTACTGGCGCACCGCGACCCGCGCCGGCTTCGGCGCGATCCAGCGCGCGGCCCGCCGGCGCCAGGCCTCAAGCATTGCTCATCCTGACGTGGATGCGCCGCGAGTCGGGCTGGCCGGCGGCGACCGCCTTCGCCGCGTTCTCGAGGCGGACCACGTTCGTCCAGTAGTTCACGAGCTTGACGAGCTCGGAGGCGCCGTCGAACTCCATCTCGCGGCCGGCGATCGCGTAGCGCTTCACGCGCCCGCCGGTGGCGTTGAAGTTGGCGAGTGCCGCCTCCGCGTCCTCAAGTGCCCTCTGCGCCGTGGTGCGAGCGTCGTAGGCGGAGACGCTCGTCGGATTCGGCTTGATGACGGTCTCGCCACCGTCGATGGCATGGCTCTCCCCGCCGACGTTCTCGACCCAGCAATTCCACGAATAAGCGCCTGGCAACCAGGCGTTGGTCGCCGCGGCGGCTACGGCCACACGGAAATCCGCGCCGCTGCTGGTCGCCGTGATGTCGATCGGCGTGCCGGAGACGTGCGGATTCAGCCGGTACTTGAGCGTCCAGCCGGAGGTCGCCGGATAGGCCGGAATGCTGGTCACAAAATCCAGCGTCCGGCCCGCCGTCAGTGCGTCGATGCCCATTCCGCGCACATTGCGTGCGGCACGCGCATCCGACTATGCAAAAAATGAGACTAGGCGGCGATCTTGTGCAGCCGCGGCGGGCTCGGGTCGGGAACCGGGACCCCGAGGCGTGGAGCTTCCGGATCGGGCGAGGGCAGGCCAAGATGCGGCGCGATCGGGATCGGCGCCGCCAGCCCGAGGCGCGGCGTTGTCGCGTCCAGCGTCAGCGTCGACGGTGGCGCGGCCGGGAAGAATGCGCCAAGCAGGGCCCCGGCGTCCCCTGTCTCGAGACAGGCGATCCAGGCCTCGGTGACCGTGACGTTCCCGCTCCCGAAGATCGCGGCGACGTCGGAGGATTCCGCGGCGACGACTCGCCCGAGCGCGCTGATCGCACTGGATGCGATCGTGTCGCTCGTCTCGCCGGCGACGAGTTGCGCCGTGGTCCAATTGATCGCCGTGACGGCCGCGCCGTCCGGCGAGTCGGTGGCGGCAATGCGGCCGACCGCGCTGGCGGCCGCGACGGCTGTCGTGTCGCTGGCCTCGTCGGCGGCTATGCTGCCGAGCGCGGCGATCCCGATGAGGGCCGGCGTGTCTCCGGTTTCCGTCGCGGCGATTGCGGCGCCGGTGGTGACGGTGGTGGCGAGCGCCGCCAGGTCCGCGCCGTCCGTAGCCGCGATGCTGGCGTCCGTCTGCCCCAGGTTAGCGTTGCCGGTGATTGCCGCGACGTCGGAGGCGTCCGCTGCGGCGATGCTTGCCAGGGCCACCACAGCGGCGGCCGCCGCCACATCGCTCGCCTCGGTCGCGGCGATGCTCGCCAGGGAGGACACCGCCGCACCGGAGGCGGTGTCGGCGCCATCGACTGCGACGATCTGCGCGGTCGTCCCGGTGGCCGTTGTTATCGCGGCAGAATCGCCACCGTCGGTCGCCGCAATGCTTGCCTGGGCACTGATCGCGGCAATCGCCGCAGAGTCGGAACCATCCACGGCTGCCAGCACGGCGCCTGTGGTGACGGTGGTCGCGAGCGCCGCCAGGTCCGCGCCGTCCGTAGCTGCGATGCTGGCGTCCGTCTGCCCCAGGTTGGCATTGCCGGTGATCGCTGCGACGTCGGAGGACTCCGCCGCGGCGATGCTTGCCAGGGCCGCCGTGGCGGTGACCGCGGTGGTATCGCTTGCCTCGGTCGCGGCGAGCTGCGCCGTGGTCCAGTTGGCGGCCGTTACCGCGGCGACGTCCGTGCCGTCGACAGCCGCGATCGCGGCGCCCGTGGTGACGGTCGTGGCGAGCGCCGCCAGGTCCGCGCCATCCGTGGCCGCGATGGTCGCCGACGTGACCGCCGCCGCCCCGAGTAGCGGATTCGGAAGGTGCGGCCTGATCGGCAGGCTGCGACCGATGCGCATCGGCTACTCGCTCAGATTTCGAGGTCGATCCAGCAGATCGCGTTGACGGCCGCCGCCGCCTTGCACCGGATGCGCGCCGCGTTGCCGATGATGAGCTTCGGCTCGCGCCCGAGCGGGAACTGCCAGGCGTACTGCCCCATCGGGTTGACGAACTGCGAGTCGAAGACCTTGGTCGTGGTGATCGTGCCCTCCGCGCTCGCCGTGTATCCCGTCGCCGCCGTGCCGAGCGTCAGCCCGGCGATGGAGGCCACCGCGCCCTCCGCGCCATCCACCTTCAGGATGTCGGCGTCCGCCGAGGCCGTTACCGTGGCGAACACGGTCCCGGTGTCGAGCAGCTCCCACTGCACGCCCGCGGCGGCGGCCGCGCCGTCCATGGAGACGCCCCAGCCGGTGATCTTCATCACGTTGAACGGCTTCAACTGGAGCATCGTCTTGATCGACGTGCCGGTAGTCACGGCGAGCTGCGCCGCCGTCGTCGGCATCGGGCCGTTCCAGATTCGGTAGAGTCCCATCGCAGTCCTTTCAGTAGAAGGCGGCCCGATTGACCGCTTGGTTTTTCAGCAATAGCTTTCCCGACGCAGGGGCTGGCGGCCCCTTGAATGCGACGGCTCGCGTGAACCATCCGGTCGTCGTGACCGCGGTCTCATGC